CCATTACGGTACCATCTCTTAATTCTTTAACTGAACCTAAACCTCTAGATGAAATACCTAAACGAATATTGTTCTTTAATAATTCTTTTAAAATGTTTCCAGATGGTGTTGAAAGTATTTCCACTACTCCACACACATCATCACCTTCCCAATAGATTTCTCTAATGTTGTGTGATACATTCTTTAAATTAATAACAGGAGATTCAGGATGGTCTAATTCACCTAAAGCTCTTCTTTCTTTAATAAGTTGTTGATATTTTTGACACTCTCTTTCTAATATTTCTTTAGGATATCTTCTATTATTTTGATTTGGAGCACCTGCTCTTTGAAGAATTCCCTTAACTAAATAAGTTCCATTTTCTTCTTGTTGAAGTTTTGCTTCAAACAAATGTGTTTCAATTAATAATCCTTTACTCATTATTTTTTATTTCTTAATGCTGCTAAATCCGAACCTTCTATTTCACCATCACCATCCACATCAATTTTCTTTTGGCCTGCTGATAATTCAGCTTCGTTGTATCCTGTTAATTTACCTTCTGATTTTGCTTTATATGCTTTATCTACTGCACTAAAAAATTTTACCTTTTCACCATCGGACATATCAGGAATAGATTTACCTGTTCTATCTAACATATGTTTAAATAATTGTTGGTAGTCTGCCTCTTCTTTAACTACTTGACGGATAAGTTCTTTTAATTCTGTATGTTTCATTATTCTGATATTTGTCTGATTTTTTGGTCTAATTTTAATAATCTCTCCTGTATACTATAAATATGACTATTTGTTCTTTTCCAATAGGATTTATTACTAACACCACTTTCATTTTTAATCTTACCATACCAATTAAGAAATCTTTCCATTTCTCTCAATTGTTTATTGATATTAGATATACCTCTACCAATTTTAGATTGTGCGGTTGATTCATCTTGTTTTAATGCCAACCATCTATTTTCATTAACTGGAGTATATCCTGTTAGGTCTGCTTGTCTTTTGGCTTTTTTCTTTTCACTATCTTTACCACTAAATGCATATGGAGTATTATATCCTTCAATATTACCTGTGGTGTTCATTTCGTCAATCATTCTTTCTCTAACTATTTTACGAACGATTTCTCTAATCTTACTTAATTGTTGTTCTTTAGATACTTCTGGCATTTTTTTGTGTTTATTATGCTAATAAATATGCTGTTCCAGATGTTACTGTAATACTTCTAACATAACAAGGAATTGGTTCACCTTGTGCCAATGATTCTAATTTTAAAGTAGAACGAGTGCTAGCCGGTGTTGAACCTGACGGAGTTACAAATCCTTCTAAGTATACTGAACCTGAACAAACTGCTGAACCTCTCATTACACCCCATGCATTTTCCAATGAACCGGATTGTCCTGCGGTATATTCTTTTGCGTTAAATATTCTATAATTTACCATTTTTTATTTTTTTATTGATTCTTTTAATTCTTTTAATAATTCATATGTCATCATCATTGCCGATAAGTGTTGTTCTTTAATCTTTTTAACAGATTTAATTTTTCTAATATTTGTAATAGTTTCTGCTAATTTAATTTTTGTTACTTTGTCAGAAATTTTAGAACCAACTTGTTTTAATCCTTCTACCAATTTAGTTACCTCATTTGAAACATATTCACTTAATTTACCAGTATTATTGATATTATTAATATATTCTCTCAATAAACCCTTTTGGTCATTTGTAAGATTACTATATTTGTTATTAAATGATTCAACTAATAATTTATAAGAAACCGCTCTTAAATCATCATCTTGTTTTCTATATTCTTCTAAAACTGCATCTTTAAGTTTTACATCTTTATTTTGAATAGAAGAATTAATAATATTTTCTGCAATTGTAAATCTTGCTGATACTATATCGGTTGGTTCGTATTGTGTATCGGTTACAACTGTTTCAAATATTTTATAAATAGATGCTAATGTTTTATAATTAGAAATTGGAGATTTGATAAACTCATCTAAATCATAAGTTTCTTTAATCTCTTTTATAAGATTGTATTTTTCTTTTGTAAGTTTTTTCTCATCGATTTTCTTACGAGCTTCTAATATTGTATTAATGAATTGTTCAGCCTTTGATTCTGAATTATATTTTTCATTAATAAGATATTGATATAATTTCAATTCTTTTGATAATTCTTGCTTAGAATTAAAGTGTTCTTTTAAAAGTTTTTCAGCTACTGACTTACTAGATGACATTACTTCTGCAGTAATTTGTCTTACTAATAATTCAAATATAAATCCCGTATTTTTAAATTTCGAATGTTTTATTTTTTTCATCAAATTATACAATTATTCTGATATAAATATATTTTATTATTGGTTTAATACTATTTTGTGTTATCTTCTGTTAAAATAGTCTTTTTATTTCCGTTCATGTCTTTAAATATCTCTAAATACGAATCTCTTGCTTTGTATTTTACCGAACCTTCTTTTTGTTTAAGGGTTTTAATACCTAATGGGTCTCTACCTTCTGGGTGGTCATCTTTACCATATCTAACAGGGTCTTTTGGTCTACCAACACCATCTTCTTCTAGTTCCGATTTTAATCTATCCAATTCTTCTTCTACATTTGTTGCACCATCCGTACCTGTTTCTTTTGCAGGGTCTACACCTTGTGTTTCAATTGAGGTTAAACGGAATGTTTGTTTTGTATCATCTAATACCTGTAATGTCATTGTATCTTGCTCATCTTTTGCAAGTTTCATTACTGCCTCATACATCCATTCTTTAGAGAACATTTTAGTTTGTTGCATTTGTTGAATTAATGCTACTTTAGAAGTGTATAATTCAACTTGCTCTTGTTCGTAAATTTTTGATGGTATTGTAAGTTCCAATGTAAAATCAGTTAATCTATCATCAGTAATACCTTGTGCATATAAGTGAACAATTGCTACTTTAGTTAATTCCGAAATCAATACTCTTTGTATTCTTTCAATAGTTTTTGCAAATCTAACATCTTGTGCTGCAAGAGTTGCTTTACCATTTACATCTTCTTCATATCCTAAGAATGCTTTTGGAATTTTTAATGCTGCCATTAACTTACCCTTTAAGTAGTTAATATCATCAATCATATTATATTCCAAACCTTTTAATGTATCAATTGAAGTACCATTATCATTACCACGAACTGGCATGTAATAATCTTCAATAAGGTTTTGCATATTGTACTTTAAATTATAATCACCAGTTCTTTCGTCTACAAATGGAACCTTTTTAGAACCATTGATAATTTTTTGCATGTAGTTATCGACCTCATTCGGTGGAATATTACCTACATCAATTTTGAATATTCTTTTTTCAGGAGCTCTCATTACTCTATGAATTAACATCGCATCTTCCATCAACATCAATTGTTTCCAAACTCTTCTTGCACCTTCAATCATAGATTTTCCGTAAGGTAAAAAGTTTGAATCTGAGTTTAATCTAAAGTGAGCCATTTCATAGTTTTCAAATTCTTTCTTTGGAGTTTGACCATATCCACCTGATGGGTTTTGGTATGGTGCGTATATGAATTTAACTCTTTGTGGATTTTCTGGGTCAAAATTTTCAACTCTACTAACTTCGTATGTTGATAATGGCATTACATTTACAATACCCAATTTATCTGCTATTTCCAATTGTAAAAAGAAATCACCATATTTTACTAAATTTCTAGTCCATGGCCATAAATTGAATTCTACATTAATAATATCGTAAAATAAATTTTCTAATATTTGTTTTATTTGGTCATCTTCATGATGAATTTTTAAAACATTACCCATTTCGTTTCTTGCAGTAGTTTCATCCGAATATACATCTAATGCCGATGATAGAATCGGGTCCATATCCATAGAATCGTAATCTCTAAACAAGTCAATTCTAACTTGTTGATATGCCATTGATGATTGTGTTGCACCCGTACCATAGTTAGTCACTTTCATTTTCATAAAGCGGTCAACTAAGTTTGTGGTCATGTTCTGCCACTCATCGGTATCAACAACCTTTACACCATCTTGCGTTTTACGGACAATAGTATTTGTTGAAAATAATTTTTGTAACCTACTAAATATTGTTTTATCTGCCATTTTTGTTTATATTATCTTTAAATATACGGAAAATATTTGAGTTTTCCAAATATTACCATTTTCTACAACTCCAATATCTTGCTTTATGTCTTGGTCCTGGACTATCACAATTATGTCTTGCTCTAAATGATTTTCTAGCAGCAGGATTGGATTTTCTTATTCTCATTGTTTTTTCACCTTTGGATGCTGCGGATGTTCCACCATGTCCAAAGTTTACCTTCACTACATTACCAGCTGGGTTTTTTACATATACTTTAAATTTCTTTACATCACCTGCCATTGGTTTTCCCAACTTAACTTCTCTACCCTGATATTCTGCTTCTCTTAAACATTGACATCCTTCATTTAAGTTTTTATCATATGCTCTCATAAATGAAATGAAATCCTCCATATCCTCATCTTCTACATCATATTCTTCAGGTTCAACTAAACCATAATTTACATCATCGTCACTATTAATATCTTCACTTATAGGAACACAATTTGGAACCATTTTACCATTTTTCATTTTACCACCAACTTGTTTATATCCTTCCCAACAAGCTTCGTTTACTATACTTTCACCAAACATACCTACAAAATCACCTTGATATCTATTACCAGGTCTACCTGACATTGCAGTTGCAAAATCTTTTCTAACTTTTTCTTTTCCTTTAGTTATAAAGTTAAAAAGGTTTTTAGCATTCAAATTAAAATCATCTATAAATTTTTGTACTATACTATCACGTGTGCCGGTCAATCTAGCAATTTCTTTTGCTTCTCTGCCCACCATTTCACTTACTACATTTTCACTACAAGTTTTCCAACCTCCACCTTTTTCTTTGTAATTTTTTGCTGCCCAACCATTTGCATATGCAGAAGGATATACATCGAACTTAGATTTTGCTGCCGATTTACTTGCCGACCATTTACCTGGGTCTGTTGGGCAATTCTTTTCTAAAAATAAATTTAGTCTTTCTTCTATATTCATAGTTTCATTTTTTGGTTTTGTTGAAACATATATTGGTTTCTTACCTTGTCCACTACTATCCTTACCACCTCTCCCTGCATCATTTTGTGCTGCTCTTTTCCTTTGAGTTGCACTTTCTTTTTCTTTTTTACTCATTCCGGCTGCTTTTGCTGCAGGAACACATTTTGCATAACCTCTTTTTTCTCCCGAAGTTCCACATGGTGGGTGTTTACCATCGATTTTTTTACCGATGTTCACCCATTTTTCTTTAAACCATTTATCCAAATCTTCGTTCATCTATAAGAGTTTCAACATATAAATATAAAAAAATTACTTAAGTAACCAAGTTAGGTTTTCTATTTCACCTCTACCCACTTCCATTTCATATGGATTTTGTTTTAGATGACCTGATGAAACAAATCCTGTGTATTGACTTACTTGAGTTGAGTTTAACATTGTCTTTGTCAAATCAATTCCTTCTTGTTTTAAACGAAGTGCTGTATTACGAACCCAAAGTCCAATTGCCAATGCCATTGTTAAGTCATCATTATATCCTTTCATTGCTTCCGCTCTACCGGCAGTCCAAATGAATGTAAATAGTTCATCTATAAGTCTTTGAGAACGAATTAGGATATCTTTACCATTTATGTATGTATCTAAAGTAGAAATAATAAGAGGTCTTGTTTTTGATGTTGTACCAAATCCTGCAACCAATTTCTTTTCATCTCTATAAAACTTATTAGACATTTGTTTTTCAACATCGATATATTTTAAATCATTACTCATATAGAATAAATTACCATATCCTCTATCAATTACCTGTTGGATAGTTGCCCATCCTACATTTGAGTTTTCTATAATTAATAATGCATTATTCCATTCTGTTGATACTGCAACTAAAAAGTTTCCAAAATCTTTTGTTTCAATTTTACCTCTATATTCTGCAACCTGTGAACTATCTTCTATGTCTATTATTTGGAATGTAGAATAATCCGAACCATCACCTCTCGCGACATCGGCAACTACCATATATGCTCTATTGTAATTAGGATGTTCCCATTTCCAATAATTTCCGTCAAACCCACTTTTTTCAATCGGGTCCATAACATATGTGTCTTTATACCATGTTAATAATGCTGGGTCGATTACAGTATCTCCTGAA